ATTTTCTCAATAGAGCCAATCTCTCTCTTTCCTACTAATTCTCTCTAACCTCTTCTTCCTGGTATCTTTTCTGTTAGGACGAGAATGTGGTTTTTTCTTATAAGCACTACAAGTCTGACAAGAACCATAGAACTCGCCCTTTCTACCAAGACCACAATTGCCCTCATTAATATAATGAACGCACTGAAATTCTCTTGTTTTAGCCATTGTTATCCTCCTATTTTATGATATAGATAAACGGGCTTTCCTGTATACATACCCCAAAAGAATTCATCACATTCTCTAACCTTTCCGCAACCACATTTTTCTTTCCAAGTTCCACCCCTGAAAACCTTAAAGTGAAAATCTGAATCTGCTTCCATATAATCACTATCATAGCTACAAAAAGTATTAAATGCAATTAATTCTACATTATCTGATGTTGGAGGCGCGCCATCGCAAATTTCTAATTCTCCTTCAAAATCTTCTAATAGGCATTCTAACAGTACCTCACTGTAAATATTAGTTAACTCCTCATTAGTAACTCCTAACCGCCCTTCTCGGTATACCCACTCATCGACATCTTCTTCCATTTTGTCTTTAAAACGTCTATTAAGCTGATACCATTCATTAAGACGAAGTGCGTAACTTCCACAATTTGTACGTAATTGATATCTTTCATAATAAGTTAAATCTGAATTACGAGTATATTCCATATAAAACTCCTTTCTTTTACTTATATATATTATATATAAAATTTAAAAAAAATTCAATTTTCTTTCTATTTATGCTGTACGCTGATGGCGCCGGCGCCATCGAAGTAAGAAAAAATCGAATTTCTTCCTTTTTTATATTGCGCGCGTATGTGTGTGATTTTACTATAAATTTATTAATAAATCAAATTTTGAAATTTTTTGAAAAAATTGGTATAATATATTTAAGAAAAGAAAAGGAGAATTGTAAAATGGAAAACAAATATAAATTATATGACTCGGTTGTATCAACAATTATGGCTAATGTTTTAGTTGAACGTAATCGATGCGGTAAGTTTCTTTTATATGATTTTAGACCCGACTTAGATATGGAAAAACTTTATTTTAATGTGGCTGCTATTGCAGCAGATATTAATAAAGAAAATCTTTATCTTCATATGTCACTTTGGAAATATATTAAATTTCGCTTTAAATTCAAAAAACGTAAAAATTTAAAATGGTTTTCACCGTGGGCAGAAAAGAAACTTGAAGATGAAAATAAAACAAGTGTTTATATATTAATGTCTTTTGTAGAAGATTTTGTGGAAGAACAAATGGGTCTTTCAAAAGATATTTTTAAAGAAATTAACGATGCATATTATGGGTGGGTGGATTAATGAAAATAATTTGTATTAATGGACAGGGCGGTGTAGGCAAAGATACCTTTGTAGAATTCTGCGGTAGTGAAGAAGAAGGAGTTTTTAATACCTCAATGATAAATTGCATTAAAAACTTAGCTTCGATTATAGGATGGGATGGCTCTAAAGATGAATGGGATAGAAAGTTTCTCAGTGACTTAAAAGATTTAGTCGCAGAATATAACGATTATCCTTTTAGAAGTGTATTAGATGATATTAAACAAGCTGAAAGAAACTATGATTGGTACAGTTGGTATACTAATCTTACCAATGAATTAGTCTGCTTTGTTCATGCAAGAGAACCAAAAGATATAGAACGATGGAGAAAACAATATGGCGCCAGAGCACTATTAATTAGAAGAAAAGAGGTAGAAAAAATCCACGGAAATCATGCTGATGACCAAGTTTTTGATATTGATTATGATTATGTCATTTTAAATGATGGTGATTTAGATTGTCTTAGAGATAAGGCTGATTACTTTATAAAAAATGTTAGAAAAGAAGAATGGAGTTCAAGTGTACATGGAAGTAATTATTGATAACTTTGATTTTTGGAATATGGAAGCCATGAAATATTACGCACCTTCAACAAGCTGGAGCGCAGAAAAGAAAAAGAAAAATGCAGAAGAAAAAATTTTCAGCGCAAATTGGCTTGGAGCTAGAAAGCGCGACGGTATTTGGATGATGTTTATTAAGGATATGGATGGTAATCTCTATTTGCGTCCGCGCACTCGAAATACAAAGAAAGAGTTTGTTAATAAGATTGATTGGGTTCCTCATCTTCATGAATTTTTTGAAGAACTCGACAATGGAACTGTTCTTTTGGGAGAGCTTTATATGCCTAATAATGAACAGGCAAAGACAACAACTTCAATTATGAATTGTTTGTTACCAAGGGCACTGAAACGTCAAGAAAAAGAAGAAAACAAACTTCACTATTATATTTTTGACGTATTAGCTGAAAATGGAAAATCTTATATTGATTTACCTGCGGCGGAACGTTTTGACTTTTTGAATTCTTTTCATAGGGCTTTCGGAGAACATTATCATGAGTGGGCGCATTATGTTTATGGAAAAGAATTATGGGATGAATTGCAATCAATTCTTGCCGAAGGCGGCGAGGGCATGGTTATTATCCGTGATAATGCACCATATACCCCAGGTAAAAGAAGTACAAAGACCAGTCTTAAAATTAAAAAAGAAGTACAAGAAACTATTGACTGTGTAATTATTGGAGCCAATAGTCCTTCTAGAGAATACAATGGGAAGGAAGTAGAATCATGGCCTTATTGGTTTGATGAATCAACTAATAACTTTATTACCGCAAAAGAATATCTTGATAAGTATCACACCAATATCTACGCAGCCTATGTTGACGGCGCGCCAGTGAAACCAGTAACTAAAAATTGGTTCTATGGTTGGGCTGGATCGCTCAAGCTTGGATTATATGCCGGAAACAAATCAGTCCATGTGGGAGATTTAAGTGGAATTACTGATGAAATGAAAGAAAATTGGAGATACTATGTTGGAACTGTTGTTGAAATTAGCTGTATGGAAATCAGCGAAAACCAACAGGGCGGCAAGGGCTTTCGTCATCCAAAACTTATTAATATTAGAAAAGACAAAAAAGCAGAAGATTGCACAATAGAACAGATTTTATAGAAAGGAGAACACTATGGAAATTATCAAAGATGCCTATGCGGAAGAATTAATAGAAGTAACTTGTCCCCATTGTGGTTCTATTTTGAAATGTACACAGGAAGAAAAAGAAAATTGTCCTTGTATAGTATGTGGTGGAGACTTAAATGAATATGAATATGGAGATAAAAGAGAACTTTTAACGTGTGACAATTGTGAACACGTATTTTATGATATTCCCGAAGAAATCGGCGAATATGGTCTTTATTATACCTATTGTCCAAAATGTTCTGAAAAAGTTTTTTTTGATTACGGAATAGAAGTAACCACAGAAAACTTAGAATTAAAACATTTTGGTTCTTTCTCTGATGGAGCAAAAATAAATTTTAAAGACATAAAAGCTTGGATTGCTAGAGGAGTAAATTTTCTAAAAAATAATCCCAATGAATTTTTTTATTATGTAGCTGCTGGTAATAGTTTCATTCTTGTACAAAGAGATGATGATGATTTTTATGTAATGTATACGGATGATTACAAAGACATTCATATTAAGGAGTAAAACATATGAGTAATTTAGAACATTTAGTAGAAAACGGACTTATGCTTTTAAAAAGAGGAGCATCATATAAAGAGTGGAATGAGATAATGAGAGAAGATGTTAATTGGCAAGGCAATAAAAATATTACAATGGATAATTTGTGGGAAATTTGTCAATACGTATATTATAGTTGGAGATTATATAATTAAAGGGATGGTTATTAAACCATCCCTTTAAATTTATTATTTAACAATTTTTTTCATCTGTGCATTGCACAATCTTCCCCATTTACCATTAATGTCTTTAAATTTATATCTAGTTTGATAAAGTTTTACAGCATCCTCAGTTGCTTCGCCATATTCTCCATCAACGGAAAGAGCTTTATAATTCTTATATCCTTCTAAAGCAAAATTAAGACATTTCTGAACACGTTTAATTTGTGTTTTATAAATTTTATATGTAGTCATCCCATCATAAATACGATAGTGGCCGCGCACTGGTAAAAGAGGTAATTTACCTTCATATTTCTTTTTCTCTGGTTTCTTGTCAAATAAAGCAAGTTCTGCTTTTCTACGTCTTGTTAAACCAGCATATACTTTTCCATTAGCTTTATTATATTCAAGAATTTTTTTCCGAATCGTTGCTATAGAACGAGTTCCATTATCTGTAAGTTTATCAATAGAACCAACGTTATATGCAAAGCTTACCAAAGCAGAAAATTGATTTTCATTGAAGTGATAAATTCCTTGATATTTTTCTACAAGTGGCACATACTTCTTATTAACTGACTTTTCCAACCATTCAGACGCAGTTTCTTTAGAAATTGTCAATCCTTTTTTAATAGTTACTCCAGTAATAGATTTATCTGAATTTGTAGTACCATATCCTATTGTTGGGACCTTCCATCCATAGGCTGGATCTGGATAGGCTTTACTATAGAACCCTTCAAATTCTTTTATTAATTCTAAACCTTCTTTATTAATTTTCATTGTAACTCACCTCTGAATTACTCAATTTCTTCCCCTTCAAATTCTTCATCTTCAAAATCATCTGTTACTTCATCATCATAATCGGAATAAGAACCACCCGGAAAATCATATCCAGCTCCATGAACACCATCTTTAATAACTCCTGGAGTTGTCGGATCATTAATACAGTTCCATAAAGATACAATAACAAGTCCAAGTACATATGGATTACTAATAGCATCTAATAATAATTTACCTAGCGCCGCCCAGGTAGTAATGTCCTGCATTGTAAGACCTGCATAAGCTAAAATTGGTGTTAAAATTGCCAAAACAAATTGTGCGATAAACACAGGATTACGAAATCTTACCTTGAAATTTACAGTTTGCATACTGCTCATCCTCCCCCTTTGTATTTCTTATTTAATTTCTATTACATATAAAATGGGCGAAGTAAAACAATAGCCAGATTTAACTATATTATGTACATATCGTCCACTTTTATTTTTTTGACTACTAGCATTGTTACAGCTATACATACTATTAGCATTTCTAATAATTGCTATATTACTATCATAGATAACCACATTACCAGGTTTTTTATATTTTGCTGGCATGTTTTTATATCTTTTACCAATCTTTATAATTTTATAAGTACCATCTATTAAGTTGCTAGTTCCACTAATTGCTTTACCTATAGTATTTTTTCTTTTAACAGCTACAGAACTTCCAACTTTTTTGGTATGACTTACTAACTTTCCTTGTCGTAATACTCCAGCTTCTTGTAATGCCACACTGACAGACGTGGCACAAGTGGTTATTCTTTTTTGTTTAATTTGAGATAATGTCTTAGCGCCGCCCTGATGTTTACAGCCTAATTTAATAATTAACTGATATACCATTTCTGCCTTTTGAGAAACTAATTTTCTAAAGTCTGGAGTTATAGGAGTAAGTAACTTTGCATTAACCCAATATTTCTTTCCATCAATTTTTGCCTTATACCATTTAACCCCATCTACTATTTTGGCTTTTCCATTTATAACCTGTATAATCGTGCCTTGACTTACTTTGCGCGCGACCTTACCTTTTTTAGAAGGACTTACCCTGGCATTTAAGGTCTTTTTGACTCTATAGCTTAAATATGACATATTACACCTCTTATCTTTTTACATATAATGCATTATAGCATTTTCTTAATATAATCATTTTACCTTATCTCACTAAAATTTTCTATACTATAAGTCGCGAAAATATCTTTGTACTATATCTTTTTAAAACAACAAAAAATAAAGGAGCGGACGCATTCTGCGCCCACTCCATAAAATAACTTATTTATTCATCTCATTTATAGTTTTTTGAATAGCTTCTCTAACCTTTGCATCCTGAGTTTCATTCATAAGTTCTTGCAATTCAGCAATCATCTCATGCTTTCCAGTTCGTGAATATCCACGATTATAACCATTCCGTCCGTACATAGGCATTTCATATTCTGGATGATACATATAAGAATTGCCATCATCCATATAGCTATTTCTACCTATGCGGCCGCCATCATAAACTCTTCCCATGGAATACCCATAAGAATTACCCTGGCCGCCACGTGCATAAGAAGCCATACCGGGTTGATAATCAGCATCAATAAAATATTTTCTCTGACTATAACCTCTATCCATTTCCATACCCATTTCATTTTGTTCTTTCTCTTTCTGGTAATGCTCAATTTTCTCTAAATCTTTTGCAGACTGTAATAAGTCCTTCAAAATATCTAAAGTTTCGTGAGAAAGCTTCCCTTCTTTAGCAATATCATCTAACTCTCCACAAATCATCGTACGGAGAGTATCCATTGTTTTCTTTTCCATTTCAATCCTCCTATGCGATTCTTGTGATTACCAAGTTAGAATTTGTTACATTAATTGATGGCGCCGGAGTTCCCACAGCATCATCAACTAACCCACTTACTGCTCTAACACCAATACTGAAACAACAACCTCTTGGTACTGTAATAATCGCCGTGCTAGTAACATTGTTATACTCTTCTACTGCCGCCGGAGTAACAATTGCTCTACTTGTTGGTCTAGCTTCACCATTAACAGTAATGGCTACAGCAATAGGCCCAACAGTTCCACCGGTTGGTACTGCAATGTTTCCATTAAAAGTAACTTGGTATCTTGCAAAACATCCAGTGGTGTTACCGCGCAGAATAAAAATTCCGGTTTCATCTTCATGAACTACATTTCCTCGATTACACGGAATAGAAGCAGTAAAAACAATTGGTTGATTAAGTTCAACCAGCTGAGTTGCATTTGCTAAATATTCTGCCATAATTGTTACCTCCTAAAAACCGCAACCGCATCCAATTGTATTTCCGCAACCGCATCCAGCTGTGGTTCCGCAGTTACATCCATTAGGATTCTGAACAATATAAGCTGGACGAGGTACAGGAGCAAGATACTGTTCCAGAGCAGAAGTCTGAGCTTCATTATTAGCAATAATAGCAGCTGTCTGCGCGCCTTGAGAAGCTGCAAGATTAGCCATTGTGAGCTGTCTTTCAAGATCTGCAATTCTTTCGTTCTTTGCATCGATTTTATCGTTGCACATTTGATCAAGAATTCTTTGAATACCAGCATTTTGATTAGTGAGAATATCACGTATTCCATCGTTAAGAGCTGTTCTATCTGCACAGTTTTCCGTAGCGATAGTATACTTAAGGTCTGCTGATGCTAATCTATTTTCGCAACAACAATTAGCTAATTGAGATTGCATAGCGAAATCTTGCTGCATATTAGCCATTTGACGTGCATTGTTAGCAATTTCAGCTTGAGCGAAGCCATTAGAAATAGCACTATTTACTCCAGCAAAGCCATTACATAGAGCGGCCGCAGTATCAACAAAACCATTTGTTACAGCATTTTGAACTCCATTAATTCCACCCATAACTGCGGATTGGTCAAAGCCTCTCTGGACTTCACCGCCTACGCCTCCGCCATAGCCGTAGCCGCCACCAAATCCATTATTCCAGTTACCATTAAACATAAAAAGGAATAAGATAATAAGCCACCAGGCACCATCTCCGCCCCAGCCGAAACCATTGTTTCCGTTGTCTCCGTTTCTAACTACAGCAGCAACATCAGCAGCGCTTAATTCTCCACTTGTTAAAGACATATATCGTCTACCTCCTATATAAGAAAAACAATATAAAGATAGACACAAGACTGAATTTTATTTAATTAATTGTCGCAATTGATTCGCGGTCTGAGCTAGTTGATTAAATTGTTCTTGATTCATTTTACCAGAACTAAGAAGTTGTTTAACTTGTTGTTCCGCATTGCCGTTAAACATAGATCTGAATTGATTAAATCGAGTTAAAAAATTACCCATAAGGTTATTCATTTGAGATTGAGGTTGAGGTTGAGATTGAGATTGAGGTTGAAAAAAGTTATATAACGAATTCATTAGTTTTTTCCTCCTTCTTTGGCGCAAGACTTTGTTTTAAATCACTTAATATCTGTTTAAGTTCATCGTGTGTAACGTACTCATTCTGCGCCGGTGCTGCAACTTTGTTTTCCTCAACTCCAACTTCCTTATATTCAAAAATTCGTAAAGGAAGTGGCATACCAGTTGCATCAGAAGATTTTACA